TCTTCCGTTTCTGGAGTTATTTCTTCTGACCTATTTCTTACTGGTCAGTCATCTGACCTGACTGCACAAATAACCTCTATTTCCTCATATCCTAATATTACTCTGGCAAATAGTGAGGGAGCTTTTCTTTCAGGTAATCCTATTACTGTCTATTATGCTAATGGTTCATCTTCAGGTAATGCTACGGTTCTTTCGGCTTCATATTCTCCTTCTGGACTTACAGAATATATTGTATCTCCCCAGGTTGTCTTTGAGGGTGATGGAAGCGGAGCGCAAGCCTATGCTTCTGTTAATACTGCCCAAGGAGCTAATTATACTGTAGATGATATTGTCATGATTAGTATTGGAACAGAATATACGATTGCCAATGCTTATCTGGTTGCCAACTCACAATATGGTTCTGGTGCTAATCTTTATCCTGTTCTGTCTCCTGTTCAGGGTCATGGGGCTAATTCATATACAGAATTGGGTGCAACCTATGGCGGTATCTCAGTAACCTTTGATACTGCTCTTAATGAAAACTATTATTTTCCATCTTATGGTTCCTATAGACGTTTAGGCATCATCAAGAATCCTCTTTTCAACTCGCTTTATGTTAATACTGATAATGTTCATCGAAGCTACGCCTCTATTAATATTATTGGTGCCAACAGCTTCCTTGTGGGAGAAATAGTTTATCAATCTAATACAGGATCAGCAGCAGTTGTTAACTATGCCAACTCTACCTATCTTGAACTTAAGGATATCTCTGGAACCTTTGTATCTCAATCATCCAATGCAGCAGCCAATAATATAATTCAAGGATTGGCCTCTATTGCCTCTGCTAATCTTATGACTATTCTGCCAGAATCATTTAATCTTGTCTCCAACAATCAGCTAATCTATCAAAGCAATTCGGGAGCCAATGGCGTTCTTCTTCAGGTTGTTTCCAATAATCAACTTCTTCTAACCGATGTATCTGGTAAATTTGCTGCCAACACTATTATCTATGATCCAACTTCCAATGCTTATGCTAATGTTGTTTCTCTATTTGCTGCCAATGATACAGCCAACGTAACGACCACATTTGGCATGAAATTTGATCAGACTACAAGATTAACACTTTCATCCAATAATCTTGCCTTCCAGGTAGGAGAATATGTTAATCAGGCTGTTTCCAATGCTTCTGGTCTAATTATTGACACAACCCATGAGGTTGATCTAATCTATACTACTATTACTGGTTCTGTTGGTTCTGGTATTCTTCTAACTGATGCCAATACTGGAGCCACAGGTGTTGTGACTTATTCTAATGCCACCTATATTAAGATGACAGCAGCCAAGGGACAATTCTTCCCTGGTGATCGAATTTCTACTATTACATCCAATAGCACAGTCGTTTCTTCTCTGCCTGTTTTGGTCCTGGGCGATCTTGAAAACACCTATGCCTTCCAATATGGTAATAATATCATTACTGGTAATACTTCTGGGGCTTCGGGATTGAATGGTGTGGCGAATACCCTGACTTATCCTGACCTTGTAAGGAATAGTGGTGATGTACTTTATATAAGTAATATTTCTCCATATACCAAGACTGCAAACACAAAAGAAACACTAACTATTGTTGTGAGTATGTAAGATGAAGAAACTCTGCAATAAATAAAGTATAACAGTTTTAAAAGAAAGAGAAAATGGGCACAGATTTACTCGACACCAATCTTAATCAATCTGAATATTATGATGATTTTGATGCTAATAATCAATATTATCGTGTTCTCTTCAAGCCATCGGTTGCTGTACAGACTCGTGAATTAAACACAATACAATCAACTCTTCAGCACCAGATTGAAAAGACTGGTATGAATTTATTTACATCAGGTACAATAGTTGATGGCTGCAACATGACCTTCAATAGTCAAATTGGTTATGTCAAGATTAATGATACCTATGCCAACGGCTCAGCCCTAACCGTATCTGACTTTAATAATCTCTTTGCTCTAAGTAATACTGGTCTGCTTGCTCAAGTTGCCTTAACTTCTCCAGGCTATCTTTCTACCTCACCTAATCTTAATACTCTATATGTTTCCTACCTTAATTCAGCCACAACCAATTCAGCCATTAAGAGTTTCCAGAATGATGAATATCTTTCAATTGTAACTTCTGCTAATCTGGTTATTGGAACTATTCAGGTTGCCAACACAATCTCATCTGGAAACTCTAACACAACTGGTCAAAGCTATGTTATGTCTGTTGGTTCAGGTACAATCTTTCAAAAGGGAATTCTTCTACAGGTTGCTCCACAATCACTTATTCTTGATGCCTACTCAAATCAGCCTAATGCTATTTCAGTCGGCTTCCAATGCGATGAAAGCATTGTAACATCCTATCAGAATCAAGCTCTACTTGATAATTCGCAAGGTGCTCCTAACTATGCTGCTCCAGGCGCAGATAGACTTAAAATTGTTCCTACTCTAACCATCAGAGCCTCAAATTCGATTTCTTCTAATACATTCTTCTCTATTGTTGATTTCGTTGCTGGTTCTCCTTCCATTGTTAATCAGGATACTTCCTATGCGGTGATAGGCCAAAAGATGGCGCAGATTTCCTATGAAACCAATGGTAACTTTGTCATCAACCCATTTAATGTCAGAACACTAATTAATTATACTGCCAACGGCTCCATTGATCCCTATAATGTTAAACTTGAAATTGATTCTGGCCTTGCTTATATTCAGGGGTATCGCATTCAGGTTCTAGGAAAACTTCTTGGTTCTCTCCCAGTTGGTAATACAGTCAAGAACGCTCCTTCTCAGATTCTAACCACCCAACTAGGTAATTATCTTCAGGTTGACGAATTTGGTGGATCATTTAACCCAACTATTCTACAGCAAGTTTCTCTAAGAACTGCTGCTGCCTATGCTGTCTCCAATAATCTAACCAAGGGCGTTCCAGTTAATTCTATTGCTGCTCCAGGCACAGAAATTGGTAAGGCTAATGTTATTGCAGTCGAATATGATAATGGTGTGCAGGGATTTAATACTTGCGTCTATGATCTTTATCTATTCAATATTCAGATGAATACAGGGCAAAGTTTTTCTTCTGTTCGTTCTCTCTATGCCAACTCAGGTGGCAATCTAGGGTTTGCTGACGTTGTACTTAACTCAGCCAACACATTTAGCCTACAAGATTCAAGTCTAACCCCTCTCGTTTATTCCTTCAATCAAGCTGCTATCAAGACCTTGGAAACGTCAAGTAATACAGTTGACACCCAATTTGAATATGTGCAGTCAGCCAACGTCAACTTCTCCAATACTGGTAACGTAACTGTAACTATTCCTTCCTATGCTGGTGGAACAAATGAACTTCCATTTGGAGTTGGTTCATTAACAACCCCTCAGAAAGAAGGATTCTTAATTGTAGCAGAAGCTAATGCTGTTTCTGTTAATGTTGCCGGTTCCGTTACCGTTTCTGGCAGTAATCTTACTGGTGTGGCAACCACCTTTACAACTTCTCTCTATAATGGTTGCTATATTCTTATTGCTAACGGCACACAGTCTGAAATCAAGCAGATTTCTGCTATTACCAACAATACTGTTCTAACTCTTGATCGGGTTCCTACTTATTCTTGGTCAGGAGCCAATGTTGCTATTCAATATCTGGGCGGAATGGAAATTCCAACAAGCTCAAGTAATGTGGGAATTTCAGTAGGTAACACCTCCTCATTTACTGTAACGCTTAATAAGAATCTTTTGACTTCTATGAATGGAACTATTGTTTATCCAATTCAGAGAACTCTTGCCTCGCCTGCTAAGAAGAAGATGCAGGATCAGGTATATGTCAAGATTAATCTTTCTAATGCAGTAAATGGAACAGTAGGGCCATGGTCGCTTGGCATTCCTGATGTATTTTCTGTCGCCAATGTTTGGTATGGTTCAAGCTATGCTAATACTAATCCTTCCATTACCTCTCAGTTTACTCTACATAATGGGCAGACTGATTATTACTATGGTCTATCATATCTAACTTCCAATGGGGCTTCTCTATCTAATACCGAATATCTTCTGGTCGAGCTAAGAGCATATCTTAAAGACATATCATCTGGTGCAGGCTTCTTCTCCGTTGATTCATATCCAATTGATGACACTGGTTTGTCAACTAATTCTATCTATACAGCAGATATTCAGACCTACACTTCTCTTGCCAACTCAACAACATATAATCTACGTAATTCTGCCGATTTCCGTTTCTCTGCGCAGAACACCATTCCTTATGTTGCTAACGTAACTCTGGCTATTGCCAACACTTTTATCGTCAACCCTGCCAACACCTTAACCTTCAACACTTCAAATCTATTCATTCCTGTTAATGGTGCAGAATTCGAAAGTTCTTTACAATATTATGTAGGAAGATATGATGTGGTTGGTCTAAGTACAACTGGCACAATTATTATCAATTCTGGCATACCTGCTGAGAATCCTATTCCTGCTGGCTCTGTTCAGGGTGGCATGACTCTTGCTACAATCTATATTCCTCCTTATCCTACTCTTACTATTGATAATTCTGATCCAAATGCTTCAAATGGAAATCCTGTATCCTCACTAGTCTATAATACAAATAGACGTTATACTATGCAAGATATTGGTAGAATCGATCAGAGAGTACAACAGGCAACCTATTATTCTGCTTTATCTGTACTTGAACAATCTGCACAGAATCTTATGCTAACAAGTCAGTCTGGTGCTACTGTTTTCCAGAATGGTGTTCTTGCTGATCCATTTAATGATTTCTCCATTTCCAATACTCTTGATCCAGAATTTAATATTGCTATTGATTCTGCCAATTCACAGGCTCGCCCAACATTTACTCAATTCTTGGTTAATCTGAATTATTCTAATGCTCTAAGCAATAATATTTCTGAATCAATCAACGATAGATTACTTCTGCTTAATAATTCATCTGCTCTCTATCAGCAGCAGCCATTTGCTTCTCAGGTAAGAAATTGCTCT